TGTTTTTATTATCTCATCAACTGCAATAAGAGAGGCTTGTTTTGCGTTTTTTATTCTGCTCTTTCTACTGCTGTACCATAAACATTCGTAATACATTTGATATAAATCTTCTGCTCTTTCTACTGCTGTCATTGTTCTTGTTGTTTAGTTATCATTTCTATTTAATTTATGTGGTAAAAATTGGGACTTATTCTTGATTGATTTGTTCATCTAATATTTGAAGGTTTCCGCTGAATACATAGCCAATTGCTCTCAAAAGTCCTTCGACCATTCTTAATGCTTCATCAAGGTCAACATCGTTGTGAGGTACTTCGTGTGTCACCGTGTGCTCGTATTGTTCGATTGTTATTTTCATTTCGCTTCCAATAATTTATAATACTCATTATAATACTCAGTACACAATTCCAATCTCTCAACCATCTCCTGCTCCTTCGCCTCATCACGATCAAACGAAAGTACGGTGATTCTCTTCTCCGGTGCGATATGGTCAACTCGGTGAATATCTAAGTTCTCCCACTCGTTCAGTAGCTCGTTGGATGTAGTTACCATGCAATAGATTAATTCTGCCTTAGGTCGGTCGTACAATCTCATGTAAGCTCTCAATTGCCATTCATAGATTGTATCGTATCCATCCTCTGCCATTACCGGAAAAGTATCCAATGACCAGGATGTTTTGATGTCGATGATTGAATCGTTTGTGATGATGTCACATTCACCGGTCATCAGCTCATCAACCATTCGCACAGTGTTCTTGATATATCCTTCGAATCTCACAGTATTGAGCAGGTCAATTGAGTCCTGCTCTTGCATCAATCCCTTTTGGATATACTTGGAATTGATTTCACTTCGATAACCGTAGAAGTTTTCCTTAGCAACTTGCTTGATGTAACTCTTCGCGGTTGCTCCCATTTCATTCTTGCCTCGGCCATTAGTCATCAATTTGCCGATGGAGGATGGATGCCACTTCATAATTCAAGAGCTTTAAGTTGTACTTCAGTCAATGACCATTTCTCAATCAATTGCTCTTTCGTGTACTTTCCTGCTTGAATGGATGCCACTGCTGATTCGAATCTCGCATTGTCAAGAGCAGGTTTAACCGGTGCGACTGCAATCGATGCTGCCTTTCCATCATCATCCACTGCTTGAAGGGATAGAAGTGATTGCAATGTTCCTCTTCGGAAGTAAGTCACTGCACTGAGTACCTTTTGTGGATCAGTAATAATCGGCAAAGTCATGAATGATTCAACCATTTCACCTGAATCGATATCAATGATTCTCGTTACCACATCATTCCCAATGATTGGCTGAAGCAAAATCAATCCATTCTCCAATAAGATTGGCTCGACTGCGGTGAGCAGTGCATTGATGTCGGCATATGACTTTTTGAAATGTGGATTCGTAGCATTCTTTGCTACCTTTCCAATCTGCTGCTTAGCAAGATGCAACTTTTGGTACAGTGTTGCGACTGTTTTTGTGTTCTTTTCCATAATTAGCGTGTTAATTTTCAATAAAGATAATAAACTATTTTATATTGGCAATAAATTCATCGTAAAATTCAATGAAATCATCAAAAGTTCTTGAGATATAGTACACTCCTCCAGCATCTTCAATCATTTTTTGATATACTTTTTGTGCATCTGATTGCCTATCCTTCCCATACTTCACCTCAATCTTGACTGAACGACCTCGAATGGTTGCCGAGATATCTGCGGAGCCTGGTGTTCCCGTTCCTTTGGTCCATTGTCCTCCCATCTCTACTCCATCGGTGCGGTATTTCTTTCGATACACTCCCATCGTATTGATTCGCTCTGCTTGACATCCACTCATCTCAAGGAATCCGCAGATTGATTTAGTGAGTGCATTCGCTGAGTTATCCTGCCAATTGGTGAGGAATGAATCCACATATGGGAGCTTTGGATACTTCGCCCTGGTGAGAGCTCTTTCGAGGTCCTTGATTCGTTCTTTGTTTGCTTTGGTCATTGTTTATCTTCTAAGTTGTACAAAAATTTTATTATTCCTCTGAATGTCCAAGTTGCTAAAACATTATTTTCATAGGTAGTTGTGATTCTTTCATCCCATATTGGAAGCTCTGATTTGTTTTCAAATTTTTCCTCAAGATAATTGTGTAAAATATCTCTTGCCAATTCCTTTGTCATATCTCCTTTGCTTTATCGTTTAACTCATCCCAAATATCTCCCTTTGGTTTCTCAACCTTTACACCTGGTATACTTAATTCAAAATATCTGCCATTGTGATTTCTGCCTTTACTCATCACATATCCTTTCACATTGGCATACTCTGCCACCCACTTGAGGAACTTCCTTGATTCCAATTCTTTATATCCATTGAATTCGGATGTGAACTGTTGCATCACTCCACTGTTGTAATGGAATACATTGAGTGCAAGATTCCCCTCCTCAGTCCAATCATAGAAATCTTTCGATGTCGATTGGATGAATCTCTTCGCATCGGCATTGATTGAGATTGATTTGGTCAATCCATTGGATAGGAAAGATTGAAGATTCTTTATCATGTAATTGTCAAAGCGAATCCAATCATCATCATTCCATGAATCGAAGAGCAATCTTCCATACTCATCCAGTGGTGATCGTCTTGAATGGAAGTATTGAAAGAATTCAAGCTCATGCCTTCTCCGGTCATGAGAGCTTCCTGCTCCACTGATTACATAGTTGGTTGTGATTACAATCTTTGGCGACCTCTCGAATGGGATAAATATCTCATCCTTATTTTTTCGATTGACTGTTATCCCTTCCGATATGATTGAGAACAGTTGCTCAAAATCAAAGTTCCTTTTCACATCATCGAATGCTAAGATTTGAGAATCCAAGTTAACTCGCTGATAAACGAAATCACTCTTTCCAGGATTGAATGCCTTACCATCAATCTTCACTACTCTTCGGAAGTATCCGAGAGCTGCCAACATCAATGACTTTCCACTTCCTCCATTTGGATTGTCATCAATCTCTTGGTCATTGAAGATGATTGCCTTTTGGTCGGTCTTATCTTTGAAGGAATGAATCAGATATCCCAAGGTTGTTTCAAGTGACATGATTCTCACATCATCATTGGCCGATACCTTTTTCACGAAATCCTCAAAGTCATTTGTTGAGTCCTTGATTGGTGTGAAATCACGTTGAATGATTTGATTCTCCCAAATGTATCCATCTACATCGATATAACTCATGACCTTAACATCATTCTTGGATACTTTCACCACTCCATTCTTGAATGGGATGAATGATGAATCCTTTGTGTCCTGGAGCATGAAGATATCAATCGAGTCAATCATGTTTAGGTGATTCTCATTGAAGAGATATGGTGATCGTGAGCAATAGTTCCAAACGTTGACCTCATTCTTATCGAGAAGGTAGTTCAAAACATAATCTTTGATTTGCTCAGTTGAGCTCAATCGTACTTTGTTCTCCTTTACCCTCACAAATGTCGGTCGTTCAGCATTCTCCGGATAGTATTTGTTGAATCCACTCTTCACAAGGAACTCACTATATTTGATTGGCTCAATTTGAATTCCTTTTTTTGAGTCCACCATCCAAAAAACATCATCACCGGATGCAATCTCTTCCTTGATATCATCGATAATGTCGTCAGCCACACCAAGTTGTTTCTTGATATCATCCTTAGTGATTCCTGACTTAAGTTTTTGTTTGACCTTGTGGAAGGTATCCTTATCTTCAAAGTATTTTGTTGAGAATGTAGCCTTTTTGTATGCTGAATTGATGGATGTCACCATCTCACCATGATTGAAGCTCGTTCCTTGACAATACTTTGTCCATATGTATTGTTCAGTGGTTGACTTATCGATGCCATATTCACACATGACACAAGCCAACTTGAAAACAAAGTGATTTCGACTGCCTTCCTCGAATCTACATCCATGGTCAAATCGTTCAATCAATGAGATAATCTTATCCTCATCATTCAATACGCAAGTTGGAGTCCTTTCAGTGTAATTGTATCCCTCATCGGTTTCAATTCCATCCCATACTTGACAAAATTCATTGAAGTATATTTTCGGATCGTATGATTCAAAACATACACGAGATACATTTGAATTCTTCACATCAAAATAGTCCGATTGGAAGTATTTCCCAAATGCGGTGAATCTTCTCTTGTGTTCTAGCTTGTCTGATTTTGGAATACTGATTACCGCCTTCAATCCATTTCCACCTGGAGAGGTGAATACCATCATGACGTGTTTATCATCAATCAATCGAGCTCTCTCTGCATCCATTGCCTCCTTCGTTGGATATTGGTCAAAATCCAATACACATAATCCGGAATGTTCAACCAAGGAATTGTCGTTTCTTTCCGAGAATATCCCATTGAACATAATTGCATTCAATGATGACTTCAATCGGTCATGCTCCGGATCACTCTTTTCGAGTTTTCTAATTTTTGTTATTTTGGAAATCAATTCAGGATTCCCAACTTTGATGCGTTGGTATATGTCATGAATTGTGAGCTCATACGGTGTATCTTTTGAGCTAAAAAGATTCTTAAAAACTGATACTTTCAATTTACTGCATTTAAAATGAAAAATCCTCTTGGATGTTCGTGAATGCAGCACTACTAATCCAAGAGGATTCTAATAATTTCCTTTTTGTCCCTGCATTTGACATACAAATATAACAATTATTCAATATAAAAGTTTTATTGACCTAATAATTTGACTCAAATATGTCAATTCGTGACGATATTCAAATGTTATTGTCACGCCTATAAACTATATTGGTATTAACTTTGAGTAAAAGCGTGACGATGTGACGATAAAAAAACTCGATGCCCATTCCTAAAAAACGACTTGTTGTATAGAGTAGGTATATAAGAGCATCGTCATATCGTCACGCATCACCGCTCAAGAGCTCCTCATATTCATTCCTCAACACTCTCCTTTTGATTGATTTGAGCTGATTGTATGATCTACATTTGAGGATATCATCTCTCAAAAATCGTAATTTTTTTACATTAGCACTTCCCTGAAGCTCATCGATATCATCTTGAATTACGGTAATGTAATATAAATCACCACTCTCAACGGACCAATTGTGTTGCTTGATGTTATGCATCACTGTTGCATGACCTCGATTGAATAGTTCACCAATGGAATGGAATGGGAGATTCAATGCTCTCAATTCAGCCATTAGGTATCTCCTTCTCATTGTCAATACCTGGTGTCGACTCGTTACATCCAATGCATCTCGTTGGATGATGTATTTAATTGCTTTTATTTTATCGTTCTTTGTCATCTTCTGCGTTTTGTAGCCATTGTCTGAAGGCCATTTGTATATCCATTTGTTGATTCCATATCTCTTCTCCGGCATCATCGAGTAATCTCTTATCACTTCGTCGAATCTCATCGAGTAGCATATTCGCCTTTTGTTTTATTGACTTTGTGAATATCTTCTCATCATTCATGTCCTCGATGAAGTCACCAATCACCGGAAGTATTCCAACGATGGCGAGTATTTTGGTTGATGGTTTCATATCGGCTCAACTTTAAATTTTCCAACTGTACACAATCCTTGATTCAATAGCTCAGATTTCTTCCAATAGCACAATGCTTTGGATGGAAATGTCCAGGACTGAATGACTGTCTTCCCTGAACAGTAACTTAGCTTATACATAGCGACACTAATTTTATTATGATTAATACTGCTGCAATTCCAAAACTTAATGAAATTCCAAGCATCGATGCTTCATGGTTTTCTTTTCTTTTGTAGCTCATAACGTCTGATTAAATTTAATTTCACAAATTCGCTTATACAATTCCTCATTGAATGTACCTCTGATATGTTCGTGTGATGACTTGGTTGTCCAAAACCTTTTCATCCTTTGCAGTTTAAATACCATACTCATCCCAATCAATTTCATCGTTATCATTCCCCCAAGTATATTCACTTAGGAAATCTCTTTCATCCATTAGGTGCTCAATCATTCTGAGCATCCATTCCTTGTATCCAGGATCAAACTCCATTACCTTATCATCGGGGAATTCATCGGTCCACCACACTCCACCCTTGACATCGATGTCGATATCATATCGAGCGGTTTCAAAATCATAATCGCTTTTCCACCATTCAATATCAATTCGAAAGTATATTGCTCCAATTTTGTAGTGAGCCTCCATTGAGGAATTGTCCACATTCATGAAGTCCAAATCAATTCTCTCTACTTCTTTTTTCCAATTCATTTCGCTGAGTGTTTAGTTATTAATTCCCCATACTTCTCCAATATTGGCGATTGGGTTTGTTTTTTTACGTTTTGCGGGACTTTATTGGTTTGGCAATAGTCAGCTTGGTTAATCGACAAATAACCGATTACAAGCCAAAATAATGACAATGCCACAACAGTGCCAAGGATGTCCTTTTGATTTTCGTTTAGTGTTTTCATCTTATTTCTAGTTTATCGATTAATTGTCCAAGTGTTGCAGCTCGTGTTCCTGCTCTCTGAGTTCCCTCATCATTAATTCCAAATGCCTCAAGCATCTCCATGTACTCATTCCATAGAACATTATGTTCCTGGATAATTGCGTCAATCATTTCTTGTTTTTTCATAGCGTTTTTTTTAATTGTTTACTCCACAAAGATATGAAAGGTTTCATAAATGCAAAACTTTTTAAACTTTTTTTTCAGTTTTGAACAAAATTAATTGTGAATGCTATATCCGATAGGGTATTCATGTATGGTAATTGATGTTATTTATACCCGATGGGGTGCTAATGCGTATATACAATTGCCAATAAATCGAAATAGTGTCAAATGTTTGTAACAAAACAAGTGTAAATATGTTACATTATTGTAATAGAACAAAGGTAAATGTCGCAAATATCTGCTAAATATGCGACACAATATCAGGCTATACCTTGAATTAATGATGTGATTTGTAAGGTTATACCCATAAAAAAAAGAGGTACCGTTTCCGATACCCCCAATTACACACGCTAATGAGTTGCTAATTTACAAAGGAAATTTGATTGAGTCGATACTTTTATGCATTTTTCTTATGCCTTCTCTCTTGATTTCTTTTGCATTTATCTTCAGTATCCTTCCTCCGGTTGGTTTAATGGGAGCTCCTCGCTCAACATGCCATCCTTTGGATCCATCACCGTACTCCTCTTTGTAAGTTCCGGTAAGCATGAGGTGAATATTTTTGTGATGGTTGACATATCCATGTTTGGGAACATGAGTCACCGTATCTCTCACATCATTTCGACACGCATTCTCATGGATGTGTCCCATTGAGAAGATATCAAAATCCTCGTATGTTTCCAATGCCCTGGTCAAGTTGATTGCTCCCTTGGTCACAATTCCTCCACCGCCTGAGCCATGGAAGTATTTCACCTTGGTTGTGGTCGAAGAGCTCACAGTGTATTTCTGATGAATTATAATCCATCCACCATATCCTCCGGTCATTACATTACTCCCATTCTTATAATTAAGTAGGTCAACAAATCTCTGAAGGATGTCCGTTTCTTGATACTTGATGATGGCGGTTTCATGATTCCCGTATCCGATGACAGTAAGGATGTGAGCATATGGTGAAAACCAATCAACCGCAGTTTCAACGATTGAATCCAAATACTTTGCGTTGTTATGTTCAGGCCGGATATCGGACTTGTTTCCTCTGCGATCACCTTTCCCTTGCATCAAGCAAAAGAAATCACCATTGACCATTACCTTAATATCATTCTCAAGGCAATAGTCAAAATCACGTTTCAATAAATCCCAATCACATTTTGGATTGTCCCAGTGAAGGTCGGACATCATTGCAAGTTGAACGGTTGCTCCATCAAGGTGAAGCTCGTGAATGTTTTTAGAGTGCTTTTTGAGCATATTTGAAAAGGTATTTGGTGAATAGTCCGAGTCCAAATCCTATGACAAACAACCAAATATTTGCTTTCGATTTCTTCTCGCTTTTATATTTGGCAACTTCCACCTTTTGAATTTGGCGGATAGTATCTCTCTTTAATTTATATTCGATTTTTTTCTCCCAACGGGTGCGTGGAATGTACTGAGTTTTCCACATTACAACCGTATCCTTTTGAGTGATGAATTTCTCCCACATAATTTCATTGTTTACGATTACCGGAAATGAATCAACCGATGTGATGCGAAGTGTATCGGATACCTCTTCACATTTATATCCTTTTTTCATTGCTTTGTGCAGATGATACTCTGCCGAACAAGATACCAGGAGGATGCTAAAAATTAACGTACTGAGTTTTCCCATTTTTCTTCACTGCTTTGAGGACTTGTTTGCGATTTCTTGCTTTGCTGTATGAAACGTGTACCCAACTTGGCTCTTTATCCGTTCCAAATTCCCAAATCAATTGGTCAAAGATAAGATTGTCCTTGATGAAATGGAATCCTTTACTTCCGATGTGTAGGTCCATCGCCTCACCTAAACAATGTTGTGACGTTTTAGAGCCACCACACGCTTTGTTTGTTGCGATGCTTCTATATCCGCTATTGATTCGAATTGGCTCTCCAATATGAGCTCTCAGTGGCTCGAATACCTTTTCACAAAGCAACTTCGCTCTCTCGATTTCAAACTCATTCATCTTGTTAAGGATTGAATGGTTGGTTGCGGTACCGGATGCCTCGAATTCTGCGAGTGTAACGTGTTTACTTAAATTCATCTAAGTTCGTTTTTGTCCTGGTAATAAATTTGCGAAGAGCTGCGAGTACATTCTTGCCGGTCACACTCTCATATGATTCGTTGATTGACTTTATTTCAACCATCACACAAAAGAATGCGAATACTTTGGTCATAATTAACTCAACCGAGATGAATTGTGCGATGATATCCCCTGCAATGTACTTCTCGATGAGGAAGGTGAACATAATTGCACCGCCATAAAGCAATGACTTGGATATTGTATCGGATAATCTGCGAGATTGGAACGCATTCCAACCGCCTTTTTTTACTGATCTCCAAATGCCGAAGCAGGTATCAATAAAGATGGCCAACATTGCCAAGTATATCATCGGCATAACCGGTGAAAGTATCGCCCAAAAAGATGCAATCAACATCAACACATTCTGCCTCATAAAACTAGTATTTGATTGTTATAACCGTTATCAGTTGGATAGCCACAAGTCCAAGTCCCATTCATAAAGCAATTCCCCACGCACATTTGACAATCAATCTGAGGTCGTAAATCCGTATCGCGATTCTCATGAGATGTGAAGAGTGGAAATTCCGCTTTGTTCTTTACCAGGTAGCGAATCAATCTCATTTCAAAGAATGATGCCTTTTGTGCATAATGCTCCATCCCAAATGCAACTTCACTGCGAGATACACTTGATGAGTTATCACCGAATTGAGTTTGAAGTCCTTTATTCTTGAGTTGATACGTCAATCCAAAGATTGCATCCTCTGCTGAACGCCATGCAATAACCGGCTGAATGAATAGAACAAGAGCTTCCTCTTCCGGTGTCAATGTTTGGTCGTTGTATGCCTCCAAAAGATAGTCATAAAAGACAGTCCCAAGGATTGGCATCACTCTCAATTGTGCTTGAGTCGCAATATATGGAGTCACATCAGTCACATCCACATTGGCAGTGATTGGTGTGTTCGTTTTGAGGTAGGTTTCAGTGATAAAATACAACATTATACTTGAGGTGTTTGTGGTTGATTACTTGCAATAACATCTCCACCTTCAATCGGAGGTAACGATGCGAGAGCTCTCACTTCATTCGGTGTCATGGTATCCAATACCTTAGTCGCAACCAATGGACTCATAGCATTCAATGCGTCTTGAGTTTTGGATGCATCACCTTCCACCTCAACGATTGTTTCATTGATGATTTGGAAGTTGTTGATTGTGAAATCTGCATTGATTTTTGCAATTCGAAGTATCTCATTGAAGATATCAGCAACCTGCTCTCTTAATGGCATTACGACATTTTTTTCAAATATCACATACGCTTGTTTGATATCACTACCTGAGCCAAGTGAGCCCGTTGTTCGAACTCCCATCAGTATCGGATCTATTGTGTGAGCAAAACAAATCTGCTCAGTATTCAATCCGGATGCTTCCTGGAATAGTTTATCGTTTTGATTGGTTGGAATGCTCTCAATTTTAGGCATCTGCTCTGCACCATTTGAAAAGAATGCGACAGCTTTACCGGCATTCGCAGCACCTTTCATTTTGTCCATCGTATTTCTCAGGACATTTTTCTCCTCTTCCGACTGCGGTCTTTTTGGGAACATCATTGCGAATGAAGGGAATACACTGTTCTGAATATTGGATTTTGCGAAGTACGAAAGCTCTCCCGAAAGATATGCAAAATTAAGTGCTGAGGTGTATTTTGGAAGTGGATACCACTCTTGACCTAAACACTCAACCTCATATACAAATAGTTGGCATTTATCGGTGCAGGTTGGATGATATCTTTTGATTTCTCTCACGTCAATTCTTGCGGACCAATCATCACAAAGGAAATAGTCATTGTGATCACGTCCTCTTCTCACTTTATCCGGAGATTGATTCTCCATCCTTGTGAGTTTCATTTTATCATCAAAGTACAATTTAAAGTAAACACGATTGTGTACAATCAATTGTTCGGTTGTAATCCGAACTGTCTTTTTCAATCTAGATTTCTTCTCAAATGTGTACAATTCAAGGAGCTCTTGAGGTGTCGTTGTGGTTGTTTTCAATTCAATTCCTCCACCAATGACTGCATTTGTTTTGTAATCCACGATACTTCCATGCAATGGTGATGAATATACCAATTGATTCAATACCGAAGGAAATAAATTCGCATCACCAAATGGAATCCATCCACTCGTTTGATGCCTCCCATTAACATATGGAAGAGATAAATTCCCTGAGCCAATTTTAAGAAATGGTGTTGAAAAGGATTGATATCCTTCTACCACTTCGGGTGATTCCTGCTTTGTTGTTCTGAATCGGTCAAATAATCCCATGTTTAATCGTAGATTGAGTTTGTTATTGCACCACTTACAACCATTCTACCCTCCTCGATGACCACTCCGGTCGTGTCCTGGATAGATGTTGGTGGAATTGTTGATTCATACACTGAGTATCGGTATTGTCCCTTGACCAAAATCACATCAACCGGCTCATCCAATAAGAAGAGATTGAATCTTTCCTTCCAATCGGAGATGTCATCGGTGGTGAATAGGATGGGAGTGTCGGTTGTATCCATTTCATTCTCAAAAACGAACAAATAATACGGATTCGAGAGGGTGCTCACCTCAGTCAGAGTCAGCACAATTGAATTAACCTCACCTTTATCAATGTAAATCATACTAATATATTAAGAAAACCTTCAAAAATGTTTATAAAAAAAGCCCACCCGGATGGATGAGCTCTCTTTAAATTGTATTTTATTATGCAATCACATCAGCAACCGCAGCTTCAGTTACTTCGTATGCAAGGAAATCATTTTCAGCAATCAATGTCACTGAATATTTGCTACCATCTGCACGAGCAGTTCCTGAGCCTTCACCAACTGCACTCAATTGCAAATATGGGAAGTACCAATATTTACCATTTGCATCTTGGATGATTGCATTCAAGTATTGTTGTCCTGCACCAAGCACTTTGATTGCTTGAGATTTCGCTTGATCTCTTCGGTGGAACATCAATGTGATTGTTGCAGTTACATATGAGCTACCATTGACAAGGTCAATTGCTGCATCTTCGGTGTAACTTCCGGTATTTCTTCGGATTTCAAATTCAGTGTATAAATCACCACCTACAATTAGGTTGATTTCATCGATTGTCCATGTGTTAGGAGCAGTAGCAAAGGAGATGCTATCGATGTTATCTTGTTGGTTGATATATACCTTGAAAATCCCACCACTGTTATTGTCGCACGACTTAACTATGGATTCTAAATTTTCACAAGCCATTTTTGTTGTTTTAAATATTTAAAAATAGAGGGGAGTATTTCATCCCCTCAGGAATATTAATTAAGATGCAGAGTTGTAGAATACAATCTCATTACCATTCACATGAGTGAATCCAACTTTCATGTTTGCACGAGTACGGATAACCGGCTCAGCAACTGTATCAGCTAAATTGATAGCACGTAATGCTTTACCATCTCCTTCAGCATCGAATGCATAGATTAAGTTATCTTTCAATGTAGCAACGATTTTTGATGTTGTACCCATACCTGGACACAATACCATCTTGATACCTAAATAAGAGAAATCCAATGCTTGAGTCAAGTTAGCTTGAGTATTCGCAGCAGCAACCGCAGCACGATATGCAGTAGCAACCGGTGAAGATACATAGATTCTCAAGTTCTCTTGGTTAGCGATAACCGCAGCAGGAATTGCAGCGTATACCAATGCCAATTTAGCAAGAACATTTGATGGAGTAATTGCAACTGGAGAAGCGATATCGATCACTGCATCATCAGCAAGTAATGACTTCACATAACCATCACACAATGCAAGTGCAGGAACTTGTGAGCTTGTGTTACCTAACCAACGTAATTTCTCAACGTTCTCAGCGATTGTTTTCGCCATTTCTCCCCAATAGTAATCCATGAATGAAGCTACTGTGAAATCACCGTTAGATCCTTTTGTCATTTGTAATGATACGAATGATTGCTCCAATTGGAATTGACAAATCTCAGCCATTGCAGACAATCCACATACGTCAACTTCTACTGAAGCAAGTTCGTCAGTTGAAGAATTCCACCCACAGTTCTCGGCCTGCAACACTTGTCCGAATGTGACGTTGGAAATTTTCGTCTTAAATTTAATTCCTGGCAAAGTACGGTAATTGTCAACCGTTTCCTCTTGTAAATACGCACGAGAATAGAATGCCTCGCTGTTTGCTTGTAATAACGCTGATGCGTCAATGTCCAAGTCGAATTTTAATTTTCTGCTCATTTTGTTTTGTTGTTAATTGTTAGTTATTTGTGTTTAAAAATTTACTCACTGCACTAAATTTGTCATGGATTGACATTTTAGTTTTGTTGTCAGTTGCCTCAACTTCCGTTTCAGTAACCATCATCTCTTCCATTTGGTTACGAAGGTCAGCGATCAATGCGATGATTGCTTTCTCTCTCTCCTCAAGAATCGGTGTAACGATTGCAAGGATAGCCTCTGAATCCATTGCAGGATCAATTGCCATTTCTTCGTTCACTGCATCTTCTACAATTGGAGCTTCTTCCTCAACAACTGTTTCTTCCAATGCAACTTCTTCCATTGCAACTTCTTCCATTGCCTCCTCGACAATTGGTGCATCCTTAATCTCAACGATTTCGCCATCCACAACAACGTAGATTTTGCCATCGATTAAGTGCTCCCCATCAGGTAATTTGTTCATGTTATATTTGTTTAATTGATTACTTAATTTCAATCCCAAGAATCCCTCGATTGAGAATCCAACTTGGTCATTGGCAACCAATTCAGCATAATACTCTTTATCAGTTATCTGAGCAGTCACCATTAACGTACCTTTTGGCACATCAATACCGAATGTACTGAAGGCCTTATCTTGTTTTGGATTGTCAACCACCCATGTTTCCAAGATATATGCCGGAACTGTTTTGGATGTGTCATGCTCCAGGTTGAATAGGTCACGATTTCGAAGGTCGCTCATGAACTTCTCGTGAATCTTCGCGATTGTTTCCTCTGAAAATTGAACATAGTATTCACCTTGCTCGTTGTCCTTGCGGTATATCTCCATCGGTATCATTGCCGGTGCGGTGATTCGATACTTTAAGTCATCAGCAAATACCATTCGTTGTACTTGTTCGAATGCCATTCCTTTCACCTTGATTGCCGGTTGAGAAGTAAATGCAATCTGCTCAATGCCCAAATCTTCTCCATCAGAATATTCGGGATCAATAGTGATTTTGTATATTGGCAGGTCTTTGGTCATGTATATATTAAAAAAATTGTAAATTTGTTCATAAAACAATACACATGATAAAGATTTTTGACCGGGAAATCCCCAACCGAATGGATGAGTTGACCATTGAACAATTCGAAAAGGTAACTGAAATCACCAATAACCAAGAGCTTGATAACATCGACCGATATATCAAGATTTTTGAATACTTTGGTGTGAAGGAATCCGAATGGGATGAGAATGAAGTGGAACTTTCCGAGTTTATTGAGAAGGTGAAGGAATTCAACTCGTCAAAATACGAGAAAAAGGATGCAGTTGAGTCGATTGAATTGGATGGATATACCTACCATGGACAATTAAAGCTATCGGTGAAGGATACCAAGATGATTGAGAAGTTGATTAGTCGCAAATCCAACAATTGGATAAGTGATTTGTTGGCATTGATGTTCAAACGAAGTGACCTTTCACCCACTGAGCACTACGCTGAAGCACATTTGAAGTATAAATCAAAGCTATTCAAACAACTGAAAGCTGAAATCGCAGTTCCTTATCTGGTATTTGTAACCGAAAAAATCGCATCCCATGCAAAATCTGAAGCTCCCGAAGCAGTGGAGCCAAGTAACGATTGAGCAATTCATTGAGATAAGGTCTTTAAACATTGAGGATGGAACATTTGAATATAACATTGATGTGTTATCCATCCTCTCAGACCTTCCGGTTGAGGACTTTGATGATATAGAACTTGATGAACTCCAGGATATAACCAAGCAACTTGCATGGATGACATCAGAACCATCCAAAAGATATCAGCATCAACTCGGTGAATTGAAGCTCAAGCCATTTGTTGACATCACTCTCGGTGAGTTTATCACACTGGAGGCATTCGTCACTGATGACTACATCAATAACCTCCGCAACATATGTGCGATTCTTTACCGAAAGACATCAACTGATGAATGGGGGAATGTTATCACCGAGCCATACAAATTCAAATCAAGTGATCGTGTTCACCTATTCGATGAGCATCCCATCACCTCGGTATTCGGATTGATACCTGAGTATCTTCAGTTTCGCCAAAACTTTCTTGATAGCCATTCCAATCTGATGAGTGAATCATTCGATGATGAGGAAGAATCAACCGATGAAGAGGAACGCAAAGAGCAGGAAGAGGAAAAGAAATCATCCAAATGGGGGTGGGAGCAATTGATATGGACCATGTGTAATGGTGACCTCTCAAAGTTCGATGCAATAACCGATACCAAATTGGTATTGATATTCAACTTCCTCGCAATGAGAAAAGAGTTGGAAATCTAGTAATCTAATGCATCCCAAAACTCTCCAAATAGAGGTTGGAAATCATAAATGACTTTGACTTTTTTACGAAGCAATCCACCAAGTTCCAAGATTGGATAGGTCTTAGCTAATTTGCTAACATATTGACCATACATTTCGGATATCAATCCTTGTTGCTCAAGCTGAGTATTGAACTTTCGAACCAAATCAAATGGAGCAATACTGATTGTACCGTTGTTAAGGAATCCGAAGTAATATGCTGCAACAATTTGAATACGAAGATTTCCCTCAAGAGTTACTTTGGCATTAATACGCACTGAATCATACAAGGTACCGGTATCAATCAATGCCTCTTGCTTGATTACGTTCTTGAGTACATTGGCAACCTTTCTCCTTGTTGGATAAAGTATATTGAATTCACCGGTATTTTTATAAGCCATACTTATATATTAATATTAATTCGGAATTTGTTCAGGAATTTGGCAATCTGTCCACGAAGGTAAGACAAATGTGATGTTCATCAACCATCCCGCTGCATAATCCAAGAGGTCATTGTTCAGCGGTGTGAATGTTGGGAATCCTTCAACATCAAAATCAGTATCGGTCAATGAGAATGTGTAATTCAAGTAAAGGTCATTGAGAATCTGCTGAGTATCTGAGAGAATTGTGGTGATATTTGCACGATCCTTTTGAATGATATCAAAGCAATATATCTCCAGGTTGAATAAGTTCACGTTATCACTTGCAACTACATCCACTGGAACGATATATACCAATGGATACTTCTCATCCTTTGTAGCGAAGTTGAATAACTGCTCTTTGAAATCAGTGCCTACCTTTTTAACTTGTAGATGTGCGTTGTAGAATGCGATGATTTCATCGGTCAATGCTTGGTATGATATCATAATTGTGCTGATTTTTGGATTTTCAATATGTTGTTTTGTGTCGCAGTTATTTCCGTTTCGGATACCACCGCAGTGACTGTGATATTTGTGTTGGTATCTTGACCTCCTCCTTGATTGTTTTGAGTATTGCCTTGACCGAATAAGTTACCAGGTACAAATGAAGGTACTGATGATTGAGCAGATGGTGTTGATGCACTCGGTGGTGCTACGTTACCACCTCCGCCAACAGTTCCGCCTCCACTACCATTCATGAATTTACCAATGGATGTTGCAACGATTGTACCAATGGATGTTGCTGCACGAATCTTCGCACCTGCAATCGCAGCTGTTTTCAATGCTGCTCCACCATCAGGTAACAAGGACCAGGTTGGATTGGATGCGTATGCGGATATCTCTTTTTGAGTGTTAACAATCACTTGACCAATGGCAAGAGCTTTGTCAACCAAGAATAATGCATTCGCCACCTTTTTATTCTCACCTGCAAGTGATCCAATGGCATCGAGTGTTCCTTTGACTGCATCAAGTTTGGCAGATGCAAGTGCTTCATCCGCAGCCTTGACCTCTTCATTGTATTTTTGAAGGTCTTGGAATGAGGCCATGTTTGCCTCACCTTGAATCTGAAGTTTTTGAGCATTGGTTGCACGAATACGTTCAACTGCTTTGGTAGCACTTTCAATTTGAACTGTTTCCTCATTTGCTCCATCTGCCTTGCGAATATTATTCACCTCAAGATTCTTGGCAGTTTCCAATGCGGTCACATCCTGCTTGTATTTCTTTGCCTCAGCAATCAGCTTGTCATATTTGGCAATGGTATCATCAATCTCCTTTTGAGTTTGAGTTTTACCTGAATCAACGATGAGCTTGTTGGCAGTGGCAATCTCTGCCTGAATAGCTTTCACTCCATCCTTGTATGCCTTCGCTCTTGCCTCAGCATCTGCCTTCGCTTTTTCTTTCGCTGCATCTTCCTTCGCTTTTTGTTCTGCATCATCAGCGATTGCAATCAATGCACGGTCTTTTCTTCCTGCCTTGATGATGTCGTTCTCTGCTTGAATTTGCTCACGGAGCTTCTTGCGTTTCTCTGCGTTATCAGCCGATGCAACCTTATTCAATGCAGCATATTCCTCTTGAGCTTTTTGTCTGCGGTATATCGCCTCTTTTTCAATTGCTTTTGACTTGTCTAATTCAAGTTGAGTGGTATCTTTTCCTGCTGCCTTCGCTCTTGCAATCTCGATATCATAATTGTCACCAACTGCTGCAACACGTTTCTTGGATGACTCGATTGCTTTGTCATTTGCCTTGGTAACACGCTCAGCATTTTCCTCTGCTGCGTATGATGTCAATCCAATTTCATCGGTCAACCATTTGAACGCATCGATGAGGATATTGATTGGAGCCATTAATGCCTTGAATGCTGCATCAAGCACACCAATCTTTTTTAAGAATAATCCAATTCCAACCACAATTGCAGCAATGACCGCAGCGATTAAGAATATTGGATTGAGTAATATCTGAGCACCGAGTTTTACGAATGTAGCACCAAGTGTTGTGACTGTCTTTGCAAGGCCTTTAATAGCTCCGCTGATATCAGCCTTTCCGATTCCACCCATTACCTTTTGGAAAGTGGCAGCCTTTTGTGATGCTTCCTCAAAATCCAATGACATGATGGAATCCTTGATACCACCAAATGATGAGGATATCTGCTCAAATTTGGAACCTGAGGCAAAGACATTCACCGCATCATTAGCATCCTTAATCCTATCCGATACCTCTCCCGCTTTTTTTGCGAGTGCATCCATTTGAGCGGGATCACTAGCTTCGGCAATTGCCGCCTTTAATTGTTTTAACTGAGCCTTGAGGGATGTTACCCCATTCAACGTCAAATCAATTGCTACCTCATTACTCATATGTTCGAATTTCTAATGGTGAATAGTTAAGCCTTCCATCAGTGTGTTGATGGTTGGATGTTTTGGTTGTTCTCACCACCACATTGCCATCGGTGTTGATGTATGCGGTTGCAAGGTAATCGTGTTCAGTGTTTCCAATTGTTACAAAGGTAGTCAATGTGTTTAATGGAATCAATGGCGTTCCAAGATACTCACCTTGAGCGGTGCGAGTCCAGGTAATTTGTCCAATTGTGTTGGAGAATTCAATCACTGTTGGTGCTGATGTGCTTAATTGGTTGAGCAATGCAACATATCCTCTCGTTTGGAACGTGATTCCGTTTATTTGCGGAGTTATTATCCCATCTTGATTCAATACCTTATTGTCACCAATTACAATCCCTCTGAGGCCTGTTCCAATAATGTTGCCGGTACCCTTCACAATGACATCATCACCGCTCAGATTCCCGTTGGACTGAACTGATTTGGTCACCATCGTTGACTCAACCGCATCAACTGATGTCAATGGTGAGGTTGGTGTACCTGGTCGCACTTGGAATGGTGCCAATTCGATGTCCGAATCAACTGAAATCAATTCAACTTTGGTCGGTGCTGATGTGTTCGCATCGTAGTCCACCACTTGGTTGATATTCCACCATGAGTTATCAATACGAATCTTGTCATTCAATAGCAATGTTTGGATGTCACCTTCTTGCAAATTGAAATATGCAGTGAGCATTTTTCCCACATTGATTTGGTTGACTGTTCTCCTCCAATATATGTTGTATAAATTGTTTGACGTTAATGTCTGAGGTGAATAATAATAGTAATCACAAGTACCAAAGTTGATGTCAAAGGTTGGATTGACCGCATCATTGAAATGGCCAATCATTGGATATGTCGTGTTGTTGAATACTCCGGTTGTGCCATATTCAACCAATCCCCACGATCCACAAGTTTGAACTCCCCCATCGTAAAGGATACGGATGTTTGTCTTGGGAGCTTCACCATCCAAGATTGGAACATATGCGTTGATGCTGTTCAATATCACCGGAGTTGGTGAGAAGATGAGCTCCTTGGTATCGGTATCCTTCACATATTCATTATCAAAGGTGTACTCAATTTGACCATATATCTCATCGGTCATCTGAGTATATACCGTATTGGCTGAATCGGTATCGGCCTTATATGTGAGCTTTAATTTCTTGTTAGTTACATCCGGAAGGAAGAGGAGATTCTGCTCTTTATCCTTCATCAATTTGTAGGTCCAATCCTTTTCAGCTCCATTATCATAAAACTCATCACGATGGCGAAGAGTTAACTTGTTAGGTTGGTCAGTGTCTACCTCAGCATAAAGGTTGTACATCTGAAAGATTGACTTGATGTAATCCGATTGCTTGATTTTCAATGGCACATATTCATTGATGTCTAATGTGCCACCAATCACTTGGACATTGGAAGTTGGAAGGATTCGGATTCGCAGTGAGTTAACGGTTAACACTACATCAACCGGTTGCACTGTACCTGCTCCGAAGAATGCTCCATATGTTTGGTATATCCCAACCTCAATCTGAACTGAATCTCCGGTATTAAGCTCTCCACTGTTGGATGCGTTTTGAGCCACGAACATTCCTCCAGTGCGTACTCCCGAATCCAATGTCACTCCACTTGTTGTGATGGTTGTGTTGAATGGTACTGTAACTGATGGTGCCACGTTAACCAACTGAGATTCATATGAGCCGATGGAAGCTCTCATCCTTGGACGAGTGATGAATGGTCCATTTGAATTCACCACACTCATCCCCGAGTTATTGTCCAGGAAGAGTGAATAGTCCATCTCATACATCATCGTGTATCCTTGACCTGAATTCAGTGAGGTATCAAATGGAACAGTGAATACTCCGGTTGTTGGATTGAATGATGATTGTAGGTCAGTTACCTCAGTCCATCCCGTAGCATTATCAAAGTTACCATATGACTGAACTGATGAAGTCACAGTGAATGGAGTGGTGATTTCTGCCTCAACTAAATAATCAGCAGTATCGAATGTGTTGGCATCCCCATTATAAGGGATGAGTAATTTGTCGAAATGGGAAGCACTCAATCCGGCCCATTCGTATGAGAATCCTGCGTTTGAGAATATGCGGTCAAAGTATTGTTTGGCATAGATAGCAGGTTTAAATTGTCGCACCTGGTACTGATTGCTCCCGGTTGATGAATATGGGAATACATATTTGAATCCTTCGGTGATGGTATTGTCAAACGATGCGATGATATCCGCAGCAGTGAATGTGTGATTCAAATCACTGAAGTCCAAATCGGTCAATTCCTTGTTGGTGATCGCGGTGTAAAATTCGCATTGAGTATCTTTCACCAAGACATCGTACTCAACCATCTGCTCATATGCATCGGTCATCTGAGATTTGCGAACATTGACCAACTGAAGCAATGCATCCTCCATGATTGGCACATCGTTTTGAAGTACCGTGCATCTAGTGATCGTGTTGATGTTGAATGTACCATCTTCGATATTTACATCGTAATGATGTCCAAGGAGGTTATGGTTGTTCTTGCTTCCAACCAATGTGATTGTCTTGGAGAATGTACCGGTACGCTTTGTAAGGTCGCGGATATCACCGATTGAAAAGTTCAAAGGGAATGCAGTACCTTCCTTTACATCAAGATAGCCATTTGAAAGTTGAATTCTAACCATTGATGTTGTCTTGATTTGATAATTTGATGGTGATGCTTTGCTTGATTAGATTCTTGTTGCGTTGTTGGTATACCTCATATGCGTTATTCTGAACGATGCATGGTTGATATGCAGTTGACTCAGCGATGTGAATTGGACATCCATCCTCTCCAATGATTGGAAGGCCATCCTCAGTGGTATTGTACTGCACAATCTTCACGAATGTCTGAGGTGATGTCAAGAGCTCCTCGAAGTATTGCCCTGCACTCTCATCCATCCAATTGGTATTGAGGTCAAATGACTTCACCACGTTGATGTTTGACTGCATGAATCCCATATCTTCGGTGTGGTAGTTCCATGATGCTCCACTCACATATCCTTTGACATCCTTGTTGAATATCTCGCGAGTGATTTCACCTCTCTCATATGATTTCAATTGGAATGCGAATGATGAGTATGAACCTAATCGGTCAAGAAATAGCATATGATACTCAGAGATAGTTGTTCTTCGGTCCAGGTTGATTCGGTACTTTTTAGAATCAATGCCTAATGCAGTGCGATAATATACATCGTACCATTCCACTGTATTGGTGATAAGGTCACCGGTACCAACCAAGATACCATAGTTATTCGGACCAACGGGAACCTGAGAGATGACATCGGTATTGTTGATGTCCTTGTAAAACGAAGCTCCATTGCTATTGACGAATACAATTCGATCATGCCCTTGAGCACTGCGGAGGTTAAGATATAAATCTTGTCCTAATGTGCAACTGAATTGCTGAGGTTGATTTGTTAACCAATAGCTATCTGCGAAGGTTAGTTTATAATCTGAGTTATCGTACACTGACCAATCCAACCATCTGAATGCTCCATTGAACACGATGTAATCTTCAAAGTTAGTAACGTTTAACGTAATCAATTTGCGGTTATCAGCGTAGTGTACCAAGCCATCCATGGTGATATCAGTGATGGAGCTGAATGGAACGCCAACAGTGAATGTCGATGCTGTTGCACTCAATACGGTGTGAAGGCCTTCGAGCTGAGGATTCGCCACACCACCATCATCTTGTGTGATCACTACCTGGTCACCTACCACGAATGTATTGGTTGCATGAACTCTCGTGTTCCCTGCGTTGTTTGTTAGGTTGGCAGTCCAAAAGTATTCAGCCAATTTCTCCTCACCAACTTTGACATCGTAAAGATATCGTGAATTCGGTGCGTTATACCATGATGTGCTCAGCGTGTTGAGGTCCCATGATACTTGCGTCTGAAGTAGCTTTGATAAATCAATCTCACCATATCCATCAACATAGGTTGGTAGCACTTTATACTCCGCAATTTTGTTTGCAGTTCCTGCCTCGAATACTTGGAATATGTATTTGAATCCAGTGTTGTTCTTGTTGGTTGAATCAACGATGAACTTCAAAGGATTGTATGCCGGACTGAATGCCTGAGGTGATGCTATGGTTGTTTGACTCATTCTTGCTCGGTTGGTTTACTAGCTGCGTTTAAGATATTCAAAATAGGAACTCCGAACTTCATCGGTAATTCACTTAAGATTGCTTCTAATTGCTTTACTTGTTCTTCTGATAGTGTTAACATAGTCCGTGTTTTTATAGAATTGTAACTCCTAAATATTCCGCGACGTATTCGTTAACTACCGAGTTGTCACGCCCCCATTCTGCGAATTGTTCTTCCGTCATTTGGTAGCGTCCATCGGTTAGGATTTTGCCATCATCGGTAAGCAATCTGTAATAAGTGCTCGCTGTTGTTGCATCGGTTAAGAATGCTTCTACTAGTACTGTTAAAAATGTCGCAGTACCTTCGTTAAGTGGATATACGATTGGTTGAATCGCTACTCCGTTTGTTTGTGTTTCCATATTATACTATTGATAAAATTCCTAAGTTGTTCCATAAGTCACCCGAAGCAAGTCCCGTTGGTGAAGTAGGTAAATTTTCATATCGGTGTCTACCACTTGTTGAATGAAACGCGTAGTGTGTAGCATTCGTTAAATCAGTTAAAGTAGGATTATAATAAATACCTCTTAAAATTTGCCCCGTATTTGCTGTACCAGACATATTATATGTCGGATTTATCCATAATAAATTAGCTTGTGTGTTATTAAAATTTGGAGATGAGAAACCGCCTTTTACTTGAAGAAAACCAATTGTTCTACCACTAGCATTTTGAGTCATAGCGACGGGACTATCAGCATACCCAAGTAATTGGTAGGTGGTTGCCCCATCAACATTAATTTCACCTTGTGATTGAAAAGATATTTTTCTTGCCGTTGTAGTTATTCCTTGACCCGTTGTGCCTGGACTTCCAGAAGTTAATAATTGTAAACTACCCGCTCTTAACTCTCCACTCACCCTCGCAGTACCATTAACGTCTAGCTTGTATCCTGCGTCTGTGGTGGTGTTGATGCCCCAATTCCCCGTTGCTCCAAAAATACGCCCGTATTCGCTACCACTTCTTAAAAATGAAATATTTCCATTACCTCCATCTTGACGGAAAAATGTCTGTCCGTTATTATATCTTCCTACTAATTCAACAAAAGCAGTATTTCCGTCATACTGTAAACCCGCTCTTACAACCGAATCCGAATTATTTACAATGTATAATCCTTTAATATTTGCTCCTACGTGAGTAGCATAAATATTGTTTTGAGTAGCTTTAATTAAACCCGTAACATTGAATATGTTATTAGTATTATCCCACGTGATATTAGCCGATTCACTTACTACATTTCCCGTACCTTCAAACAATACACGTCCAACAGTACCCGAAGTGATTGCAGTCGTACCGATTGTGATTCCCGTAGATATAGTCAAGTCACCACTTCCTAGAATCGTAGTTCCATTTACCGTCTTTATGTTTGTTCCGCTAACTAGTGTAGGTTGCTTTCCATTAAACGTTGTCCAATCCGTAGCGGATAAATATCCATCGACTAAATTAGTTGCCTTTGGAATCGAAAGCGTTCTATTTGCTGAAAGGTCACCTCCTCCACTCAATGGAGCGGTTGTTGAGATTGTGCGAGTCGTTGGAACGTAGCTAGACAAGTCCGAAGTCAAGGCAATAGTTCCACTAGCATCGGGTAAATAGTGGTTACGTGTCGCAGTTAATCCGCTTGTAAATAGATTGGATTGGATTGTATCGGTCTTGTGGATTTGCATAAACCCATCTTCGATAACTAGCATCTTGTGTCCATCCGCATCCTCGATATGAAAATCAGTATCGGTAAAGTGAACGCTTCCATAGTTATCATTGACTGAATCGTATAGCCAAAGTTTACCCGTGTATAGTTCGTTTGCTCCTAGTTCTAGGTCTTGTGTTGCACCAACGTAGGGGACGTATCCCGTTGTCGCACTGGAAATGATTTCAGCTCCAGTGATTGACTTGGTTACATAGCTTCCACTAACCAATTCAGATATCTCCAATAAATCGGTCGATGCAAGGTTGGCTCCTTTCGGATCCATCTGCGATATTTTCTTTGTTCTAAATGCCATATATATATTAACAAAAATACCTCTTTTGTTTAGAAGGCGAAGTAACTGTCATCGGTATAGTATTCCTTTCGGATATAAGTACCGGCATATCGCACCGCATCCATGGCATCATCCCATAGCTTCACCGGCTCATCAGTGATTTGGTCACCAATCTTCTTCCACTTATAATTCTCATATTCCTTCTTAATCCTGGACTCATCCTCGCAGAACACTCCGAAGGTCTTGATATTGTCGATGCCTTTCTTCACAACCTTGTTCGCGTTCTGAACATCATACCCTGCATTGTTCATCTCCGCGATTATCTCCGGTCGTGCGTAATCGGCCACGATCGTGATGTGTTTCTCCACTCCAAGTTGCTCACATTTCTCGATGAGGTTGGTGGTGGTGAGGTAGCTCTCGTATATCACCGGCTCGATGTAGATGTCATCCTCGCACCAATACACTCGCATGAGAGCAGTGGGGTGATTGTAACCGAAGTCAAGGCCATAGACATAGTTCACAAATCTAGCAGGTCTATGCTTCACGAAGGTCCAATTGGAATATATGTTGCTCTTACTGATTGCCTTCTCTCCGAGTGCATAAATTTGATACAGTGACTCATCCGTTCTCTTGAGGTCCTCGATTTGTCTACGGATGGAATCCGGAAGGAATGGATTGTCACGGTACGTTGATTTGATGAGGATACTCTCCTCCTTCGGTAGCTCATACAACCAGGATGCTGATTCACTTGGATTGTAGTCGAATATGAGCTTCCATTCAGTCCTCATGTTGAGCTGAGTGAAGTCATCATAGAATAGTTCATTGGCCTCATTACACCATGCGAGGTCCCTCTTCCTTCCTCGTATCTTTTGTTCGTCATCCACTGAGAAGAACTCCACGATGCTTCCATTCGGGAATGTGTAGATGTGTTCACTCTTATTGTGAGCATTGATGTCATATAGATCCATCATTTTGATAATCTCAAGGAAATCCCTCATGACTGTTGCTCTGAGAGCCGGGAAAGTTTTTCGGATAATAGAGGTTACCTTCCCCCTATTTTGGAGAGAATAGACAATTATCATTTGACAAAGGGAATATGTCTTAGATGACCTACTTCCTCCCTCATTTATTATAAAACGTACATCCTTATCCTGGAGAGCTTCGTAGTTCTTCTCAAAGATTACGGTGCTATTTATCTCCATCCGGTTTGATGATGTTCACCTTGATTTCGTTGATGTCCTTTCCATTGGTCGTGATGTCCGACTTCTCGGTGAGTCCATTTAAGCGTTGAGTGATGGACGCATTGTATTGTCCAACCATCCCTCCGGCAATTTGATCGTTGCGAATTTCGTCGCTTATACGTGAGCAGATTGTCGAGAATGCCGAATAATTCCCTCCACTATTCGCAAAATAATCCTGCACAACCAAAGAGTGATCGTGGCAAAATACTCTGAATCCACTCAAAGTCAATGGAGCTTCCAATGGAATAGGCTCAGCTTTCCCAGTTTTGTTACTCAATGAATATTGATATCTTGGATTCTCTTTAACGTGCTTCCGATACTTCTCGAATAGCTCATATAAATCCTCCGGTGTTTCAAAGTTGCGTGGTCTTCCCATATCTATTTATTTATCCATAATTCGCCTCGGACACCAATCTGCTTGATGACATCCGGATTGTTATCATAGTGTTTGTCAATCTTCAATTTCTGAATTATCTCAATCTTGCTCTTATTGCTTCCAGTAGCATAAACTCTTGATGCTGGTATCCCTAATTCTTGAGCAGTTTTCATCATGCCTTTTTTATCATGTCTTGCCGAGATGATATATACCTCAGCTCCTTTACGAATCCAATTCCTTGCAATCTCCTTGGCTTGAGTCAATGTTTCATCATAATCAAATGAGATGCGTTTTGGCTCCGCAAATGCTCGATTATATTTCTCCAATGCAGTCATCTTGGATTCCTCCCATTTCGATTCGCACACAGCATATCGCTGAGCTTCATCGGGAAAACTATTCTGACTCTCCGAGTCCGCCATGCACCTTTGGAGATACTCTTCTTTTTGTTCGTTTTGTCTTGGATTTGGCATCACTTATTGTTGTTTGTTCCACTTCCTGCTCGATGCCTTCATACTTGATGCATTGCTCAGGTGCGGTTGTTGTTTCTGATTCATCCTCAAATAAATATCCCATGCCAATTGACACATAATATTTGTACTTTGATACATCTATATTATCAACAACAACGGTTATGTTTCTAACTGTTGCGTGTTTGACAATAGTTTTCCCTTTATATTCCTCCTTGATTCTCATTTTTTATCCTATTTAGATCGTGTTTAATGTCCCTAATGTAATAATGAGCCGATGTCACCGGAATGTCAAAGTATTTGGCCATTGACCTGGCGGTGTTGTATCCCTTCTCATAATATGCTTGAAAGATTATGACCTTGATTCTGTCCTTCATCTCTCTCTTGTATATCTCAATGCACGATTTGTGGTCGTGATATTTCTTCTCTTGCTGTATCTTGTGATTCAAATCCTCATCATCATCGCAGTCATTTGGAATATCAAGCTCATTGGCATTGACTCTCTCCTCGATATGACTGATTGAAGTGGACCACAATATTTGCTTTTTAATCGTATTCAATAAGTAGCTCTTGACCTTATTTTCATCCTTTGTATCATCACTTATCTCAGCCACATAAAGATAGCTATTGTTGATGACTACATCAGCACTCATCTTGGCCTTGAATTTAGTGAGGAAATACTCAGTGTAACTCCTCACCTCATCATAGTGCCTTGAGATATATCGGTCAAGTGTTCGCTTCATACCATTCGATGAATTGCTTATAATATATCTTCCTCACTGTCCTGGCACAAAAGCAATCGGTTGTCTTCTCTCCAGTGTGTTTATCGTATATCTTGTACAGTGATATCAACGTGATTTTGGCATACTTAGACGCATCACTTGACGTGACAATCTCATTGATATATTTTACTTCAGCTTCGCTAAACATTCCTCAATTATAAACGCAATAAACGAAACGATGGTTGCTTGGATAAAGTCACCAGTGATGATCCATGTGGACCACAAGCTCATGCACTTCCAACAACCAAGAGCTGAATGGATGTAGTTGAACAAGTGATTCGGTCGGATTCGCACCGCGATGTTATCCCATATCATTTGCAGTGGCTCGAATGATACCAGGAACCAACTGAGTGCTAGTGAAGCTAAATAACTCATATCTCTTGCTTTAATTTCTCAATGTAAAGTGTGGCATCCATCAACTCTTCCTGGAGATGATTCAACCATTCCATCAAAGGTAACGAATTATTCTCCAATGTTGTACCATATTTCTTGATTCCCATCTCGGACCGCTCATAATACTTGGTCATGAGCTTCATTAGGATTGGATCTATTTGTTGATTTTTCATCTCAATTCATTTGACATTTGACTTCCTCGAATGCAGCTGCATCCACTTCATCGATATATACCTCATCATCTTCCATTGTCAGAACGATGCAATAATTGACATTCATTCCATCAAACACATCTTGAAATCGGTTGATGATCATATGTGGCTCCTCATTCTTGGTCCCAACATAAGCAATGAAGTATCTATCTCTCATAATACTTGAAAAATTTGATGTAAAAATCCTCATTCACCGGATATCCTTTCAAGAATCTCCACAATTGAAGATAAGTGATTCCCATATCCTCAGCAATATGAGCTAATTTGTATCTCTTGGATACGCGTGACCTCACCTCCATATCGATGAAGTCACGAATTGTTTCTCCCTCAGAAAGGTGAATCGTCAAAGCTCTCATCAACTACTGGCATTGAGTTAATATTCCACACATCCAAAGTATTGTAATACTTCCCATTGTATTCACGTCCTCTCAGATTGAATTTCACTGTGATTTCAATTCCTGGAGTGTAGTGGTCCAACATCTTGCATTTGTCTTGAGCTAATTGGAATGAGATGTCCTGAGGATACTCTCCATTGGCTACGGTTAGGACAAACATTCTCACTGAGAATTTGTCACTGACTTGTTTGATTGGCTCAATCATCTTGATTATGCCTTTTACTGTTAATTCCATATTTGATTTGTTTATGTTACTATTTGGTAAGTTACTATTTAGAAAGCTCCCTTAAATATCTGCGATGCGATGGCGGTACCAACCAATGTCAATGATATTGCCATGAAAATCAGAGTGATGATTGCGTATATTTTCTCTTTCATTGTTCTTGTTGTTTAGTTATCATTTTGTTGACTCCAACAATATGATTATTTTGATTTAAATGTTAATTTTGTTTATGTAACTTGTTCCGATGCTTTCTTCAACACCATCAAGTTTGTAGTAATAAACAACACCATAATCCATATCAACTTTATGCGTTGTAAATACTCTTGGGTGTCCTTCTTCTACTTTTCTAAATATGCAGACATCACCAACTTGATAATCATCTGAAATTTCACTTTGTTTTATGTTCATTGTTCTTGTTGTTTAAATATTATTTACTTCGTGTTTTACTTGTAGCCAAAAATCTCTATTTGATATTGGAAGAAGTTTCATTATCTCATCAACTGCAATAATTGCACATTGTTTTGTAAGATTATGTATTCCCATTGCGTCAGTATCCTTAACAAAAAATAGCCAATATTTATCAAATATTTCTCTTGCTTTTTCTTTTGGAGTCATTGGTATTGTTTTTTAATTATTCCGTTTTTAATTAGTTCTTGCTTTAAGTAATATCTCATACAATCTTCTTTGCTACCTTGAAAGTAAAATATATTTTCATCTTCATTTACTACTTGGTATGTATCATTAATTAGGTGTATTATCTTCATCTTATTCTAATTTAAAGGTTATGGTCTTCATCTTTTATAAAATGAATACAAAATACCCAAACTATCCAAACTATTACTAAAAATATAACTACTGCTTTCATTGTTCTTGTTGTTTAGTTAGTTCGTGTTTTACTTGTTCCCAATATTCAATACTTTGTGGGGTTGTGCAATCAAATGTTTTTATTATCTCATCAACTGCAATAAGAGAGGCTTGTTTT